TGGGGAAATGGCGGACATTGGGCTTACCACTATGACCCACACAAATTCAACTGTTAGAAAGGAGATGAATCATTATGGCACAACTTAAAGGACAGAGAGCAACTTTCTCTGATGATAAGAAAACGATAACCACAAGAGCCTACCCTAAAAAAAGCGGATATGCTTACAAGATTCAAGAAAAGACTTGGAAAAATTACTGCCCTTTATGTAAGAAGAGCGGAACACTCACATTCAACCCTAAAAAAGCTCCTGAAGCCGAATTGACCTGTGGGAATGGACATCCCCCTAATTATGGAGGTGGTTGTGATGCGGATTACTGTTGTGTTAGTGGATTGGATACCCATAGTGGTAAACCTTGGGGGAAGTTGACTCCTGCAACAGCGACTCCGAACAAAAGAACAAAAGTCGCAAGCAGTAAGACAAAGAGTCAGAAATGCAGTATGACTCGTGCAGAAGCAAAAACCAAGGCAAAACAATCAATCAACACAAAGACAGACTTCAAAGCAACCTTGGAAATCACGAATATTGGCAATTTGAAGACAGGAGACCTTTGCGAAGTCAGTCTAGACAAATTCCCAAAGACTAAAGGGAAAGCACTCTACATTGACAAGATGAAAGAAGACATCGACAATCAAACACTCACACTTGACTTGATTGAAGGCAAGAACCACTACAGCAAGACATACGATGGTCAAGATGTTGCAAGGAGTAAGGATGGGGCAATCCTTGGAAATAGCAAATCCAACCCCCTTAATGCAAAGTGCAGTAATGTGAACTTGAAAATAGGTTTGAAGGCGGATAGTAAGATTGCGAAGAAAATCTTGCACAAAGGTCAAGAGCTTGGCACAATCAAGAAATGCTACAAATGGTTGAGAATCAAGTCCGCAGGCGGAACTGGTGGTTGGAAATACAAGAAATACACCGACCATATTGTCAAATCCGAGAAATACAACAAATTCGGAGAGCAATCTGCGAAAAAATGTTGGGATAGTAAAACTGCAAATTGTTGTGATTTCAGTTGGCTTTTCGCAATGTTGACAAAGGGAGCAACTGGAAAGCCTGCAGGCATACGAAAAGGAACATACACACTCAATGGCAAAACGAATGGTCATATGTGGAATTACAGCGGTACAAAAACATATGATTGCAGTAGCAATGCAAAGAAGAGCATTGAGATGAAGAAAATAGAGAAGGTGAGCTAGACTTGGCGGATGAGGAGATATATGGTTGCGACTACTCTTCAGAAGGCTTCGTGTCTTCAACAGGGGATATCGGACTCGTGAGTGAATTGGATAATGCGAGACAATCTATCCGAAATCAACTCTTGACTCGAGTGGGAACATATCCTAGTATTGATTCGGATTATGGTAGCGAGTGCCTTGATGTACTTGGAGAAGACAAAAACAATGCAACAATGCAAGCCCTTGCAGTATATGTCAAGGAAGCATTGTTAAAACAAGAGAGAGTCGCAAGTATTGAAAATATTGAACCACAGATGACAGAAAATGGATTCAAGGTACTCATACACATACTGCTCGTGAATGGTACTGAAGAAGAATTAATAATTGATATAGGAGACTAACAAGAATGGCTGAAGAAGACATAGAATTCACCACCCTAGATGGGGATGACATAACAAAATCAGACATTCGTGATGAGATACAAGAAATGTATCTTGATGCAAATACTGAAGGGTATACGAAGATAACTGATTTCTCAATCGGTAGCGAAGCATACCACTTGATTGACACAATGGCAAACTTGATGCTCGAGCATATTGAGATGAGTGATGACAATGCGAAACAACTGCTCATATCCACCGCTGAAGGAGAATTCCTTGACAGTTGGGGGGACAGAGTAGGAGTCCATAGGGGGACTGCAAGTGCATCCGAAGGCGTAGTCACATTCAGCCTGCCAACAGGGTATGCGAGTGAAAATACAATCACAATCCCAGTTGGCACAGTAGTCAGTACTGATGATGCAATCGGATTCACAACCGAAACAGAAGTCATACTCAACAGTACAAACTTGACTGGAACAGCTGAAGTAGTGAGTGAAGAAGATGGCGAATATAACAATGTCCTTGCAGGAACTATTGTGCATATTCTCTCTGATAGTGTGCCTAACATCGTGACTGTCACTAACGAATCTGCGATGACTGGTGCGACAGATATTGAAGAAGATGATCCATACAGACAAAGATTGATTCTTGCTCCTTTTAATTTTCCTGTCAATAGCAGGCGGTGGTTTATGACCGCTCCCCTTGATGATGAGAGTGTAGCCGAAGCAGTCAGCGACTTGTATAGTGTGAAATCAGATTTAAGTACTACAGATATACTACTCTACTTCAAACCTACAAGCCTTGGTAGTGAATTGACTGATTGCAATTGTCAAGCAGATCTTCGTGAGTATGAGAATGATAATGTTAGGATGATGACAAAGGCGGAGTGCAGATTGAAGCAATTCTTCAACCTTGAGGAGAATGATATTGTGGGGTTGGATTTGAGCATACTCCCTGCGACTAGCAAGACTTTCTTGGTTGATGAAGAGATTGATGGTGTGGAGTACTCCTATGCTATTGCTGTAATGTGGGATAGTGAAGATTATCCTAATGCGACCCTGTCAAGTGTCTCTGATAGTGTTCGTAGTGTGATTAATCAATTCAATGATGATGGTTTGATTGGTAATAGTTTTGTTGCGACTAATTTGGCGGTCTTGATTGAAGAGCAGGTGGAAGAAGTGACTGTTTGCAGAATCGTGCAGATGGATGGTGAGAATTATCGTGAAGTGACTGATGAGATGACTGTGAATCAGAATGAGTATTATATTGCGAATCCGAATGTGGATATCATCAAAGCAAGCTTCAAGAGTGTGATTGTAAGGGATGATGCGTAATGGCTTATGATGGTACTAGTTTGTATGGGGATATTATTTGTGATGATTTTTATGACACACAAAACAACTTGATGAATCCCCCATCAGATGTTGGTTTTTTCTTCTACAAGATAGTTGGCGGTGCTTTTGACCGAATGAGTGAGATTTGCAGTAACTTCTTGAATGATTGTGATGTGCTGACTTGTGTTCTCGTTGCTCGTGAATATGGTGCAAATGTGTCTGATTTTCGGAGCAAGAGTGGGGATACTGATTATGTTGTGACAATAGATTACGAATCATTCGACCATTACCTCTATGACAAATCTTCAGATAGTTTTGTCTTCGTGGAAACAACCGACAATGCATTCATAACAAGAACAAAACTGGATACTAGATGGGGTAGGGAGTATGACCTGCCAAGACCTTGGCTAGTTGATGATGATGAGAATTACCGACAATTGTATGATAATGAATATCGTGTGTACCTGTATATGAATATGTGCCGACTCTTGACCTTGCAGGATATCAGAATCGTAAGTGAAAGATGCTTCAATACTGAAAATGATTCTGTAGTAATCACAAAAGTGCCGAGTGGGATTTTCCAATTGACTGATATGCTTACTGATAATCAAAGCATTGCAGGAGTAACAGATTACATCAATGATGATAGTGAAGTGCATCTGACAGATATGCTTTCAAGGAATGTAGCAACTTTCACACAAATCAACATTCCTGCTCAAGGATGGGATACACAATTCCTAAATCTTGTCAAAGAATTCGCATCACTCAAAGGCAATGTACTCATACAGGAAGTGGTTGGATGATTGATTACGAATTGCTAGTCATCGCAATGAAAGACAGTATACTTGAAGATGATTGGGACAAGTATGATTTCGAGAGCATTGCAAAAAACAGCACCCCCTGTTGGGATGATACAGCAGTAATGTGCAGAGCAAACGATTTTCAAATGATAATAGATGCAACAAGTTATGATGTGCTAGATATAAGCACAAACGATGCACGCGGAGAATAGATAAATATGACCGAATATTTCACAAACAACAGCAGACCATATGTAGAGCAATTCAACGATGGCATACTACTCGCAGATGCTTTCGACTTAACAATATATTCAAGCCTACCAAGTATGTACTCTGATGGAAGTTTCAACAGTAACTTGAATGTTGATAGACTTGCAGGAGTTTCACTTGTGACTATGATCACGAATAATAATGTGACTGTGACAAGCACAAGCTTGAGTGGAACAGGCACTATAACTTTCAGAGTCTACCCCAACTTCGCACTTTTCGAGAAATGGAGCAAGATCAGTTGGGAAGCAGAAGGGGATGTGTCTTGCAGTCTAGCAAAAATCGATGGGACTCCCATTAGTGTGAGTGTTGCAAATGGTTCTGCATTGGCAAGTAATGTTGAATTATCAAAGCTTCAACAGATAGATGTGACTTTCACATTAACTGATGCGACAATCACAAGCATAGCTTTGGAGTACTCTTCAAATAGTAGAGACAGGGTTGTTGCAAGTGTTTCAAAAAGTAATGTGACTGGTTTGGAAGATGACTTGCAATCATTCAAGGATTTCATTGACTGCTTGATTGCAAGGTTGGATGCAGGGAGTATAGAAGATGTCTGATGATTTTTTCAGTAACCTTCAAGCGGTGACTGACAATATAGGAGACATCGCTTTTACGAAGTATGCGACAATCACAAATGTGAGTAATGATGGAACTTGTACTGCAAAGGAAGATGAAGAGGATGGAGTGACACACGAGAATGTGCTAACACTTGCTCACAATCTCCAAGTCGGTGATAAAGTTGTTGTAGGGTTTGTGGATAATAGCATCTACAATCCTGTGATTCTTGGCAGTATGAATGAGACCTTCGGAGATTCGTATACCAAAGCCGAACTGGATGGTTTTGTCAATTGTCTCATCGAAAGATTGGATAGTGGGGATGGTCAGAGCGGTGGCGATGTTATCGGTTTTGATGTGAATGTTGACCTACAATTCACAGGTGTCAGCGGAAGAGATGACACAATCACATTAAGTGCGAATGTAGTATATGTGACAGGAGAATAAGAAAAATGGCGGATAAAACAATAAGTGGAATAGTGACTTGGTTGAAAGGATGGTTCTACGATAAGGATGAGATAACTACAAAGGAGAATGCTTTGCAGACACAGATCAACAACAAGGCTTCTCAAAGTGACTTGAATACTCTGTCTTCTACTGTGAGTGGTAAGGCAGATAGTGTGCATACCCACACTACTGGTGATGTTTCAGAGGCTTCTGCACTTTCTCATATTGGAACTAGTGCTAATTCAAGTCAACACAACATCAATGTAGCGATAGATGGAATAATTGGCAACCTTACTGGAGCAGAAATCATCAAGGTAGTTACTACATTGCCTAGTGCAAGTGCATCTACTATGAATGCATTGTACTTGCTTTCAAGCAATAGTCAATATGATATTTATATTACAATTGAAAATAGTGGATCATACAGTTGGGAGAAGTTGGATGATGATGTGTTATCTGATTTGAGTATTGCTTGGGGTGATATTACTGGGAAACCCTCCAGTTTCACACCAACAAGTCACAGTAGCTCTGCAACCACCTATGGTGTGGGTAGTGCTAGTAACTATGGACATAACAAGGTAATTGACAATCTGAATCAATCTGCAAATCAGAATGGTTATTCTTTGTCTGCTCATCAAGGGTATGTTTTGAATCAGAGTAAGGCAGATAAGAGTAGTGTGATTGATTGGGATAGTTTGACTTTTGTTCCAAAGGCTGATGATGATACTGGTGCTATAACCTTTGATTATCTTGAGTAGGTGGTGCTATGAGTAAAACAATCAATGGGATTGTTACTTGGCTTCGTAATTGGTTTTATACGAAATCGGAAGTGGACTCACTTATCAGTACTGGTGGTGGAACAATCAGTATAGAAGACACCGACCTATTCGATGTACTACAATGTGTAATTGATAATTTTGATAACTTCGATGATGAATGATATGAATGGAGAGATTATAAAATGACTGATAAAACAATATCTGAAAAATGTGAAACCTTGTATAATAAATTGAACAGTTTTGTCACAAGCGTGATAAACAGAGATGTAACACCGCAGATTAACAATTTGGAAAGTGGTAAGGCAGATATTGCACATACTCATTTCACTAGTGCTGTGAGAGAGAGGAGTCCATTATCTAATATTGGTACAAGTGCTAATTTTCCTCAGTCTGAAGTTAATAGGCTTATTGATAATAAGATTGGTTCGTTAAGCACCAGTATAACGAACCTTGCAGACACTACATCTTGGACTTACTACCTTAGTGATAGTACCTACAAGGTCAAGTATAATGCTTATCGTGTCAATGTTGATGTGAGCATTACTGGAACAAGTGCAAGCACCACACTTTCAGCCTATGGTGCAACAATATTATCTAATGAACTCCTACCAAGGTATCCAATCAGTGCATTCAGTCACGATGGAAATGTATTGGTGCAAATCAAGGATAATGATACTAAACTGTATCGTAAGAGTATGACTAGCAATAGTCAGTCCAATATTAATATTTATGCTCATTTGGAATGGGATAGGAGATAATCATATTCTAGGGTAGAGTACACCAAAGTATAAGGTTACTCCACCACCACTACTGTAAGTGGAACGATTAATAGTAACCTCAATTGCTCCATTAGTGTTAATCCTTGCAAAAGCATAAGGATTACCATTATACATAGCATAAGATGGCACATTAATGGGGCTTGGTGGAGCATAAGTGCTACCTATATTAAGATTATAAGTTGTCGGAACAGTACTTGTATTACTCCCTTGTGTTATCTTCACATACACGAAGTAATCATTGTAGTAGACTGTCGCATTACCAAAATTAGCAGTACTCCAATTCGTTATACTGGTGAAAAAAGAACAACATAAAGACAGAAAAAAAAAAAAGAATAAATGATAGGATTAAGGATTATGCCACGAATAAAAAAACAGACATAATACACGAAATCAAAAGCTGAAAAAAAAAATAAGATGAGATGATCCAAAAAATGACAACCTTAAGATTTACTAAAAAAATGCTCCAAGACGGAGCAAAAAGAATGAACACTTGGCTCAAAAAAGGCGAAGGATATCCCAATTGGTTAAAAATGACTGATATGGATAAACACAAAGAATACAAACTCACACCAAAGCAGTATAATGGATTATACGAAAATGTGAACTTGTTTTGGGTAAAGAATGGCAGATACCCAAACTATGCCAGTCTTGACCACAATGCAACCTATAACTGCTTGGTTATGGATTATCAAAATGTAAACTATAGCTGTTGCAGTCAATCCTTTAGTATGGCTTCACAATTACTATTCAACCCAAAAACAGAAAGCCAATGTATCAAGGCATTAGGGTCTGCTCCCAAAGTGGGAACAAGCCCCCAACAACTAATCGACAATGCCCCAAAACTGGGGTTCATAGCAGTCCCAATCGAAAGAACTGCAAAAGCAGTCAAAAACCAATTACACAAAGGTTTTCCAGTCATCTGCCATTGGCAAGTAGACCAAACAAAATCCTGCAAAGGAGACTACATATCCCCATTTGGTCATTATGGACTCATATGGAGAACAACCGCAACCGAATATGTAGTCGCAGACCCAAGCAAGGGAGTCAGCAGGAAATACAAATTCACTTGCCTTGACAAAGCCAACAAAGGATACAGACAAAACTACTATGCAATCAAACCCAAATAATAGGAGAAAAATATGACAGTACCCACAAGCTTCAAAAAGAAAAGCAGATTAATCACAGCAATAAGTTTCATCATCACTATACTCGCTTTTATTAGCGTTGATGAATGGGCAAGCGTGTTGCCACAAGATTTTGTCTTCCTTGCACCTACCCTAGTCGCAGTTATCGGTTATATTGCATCACAATTGTCCGAAGAAGCGAGAGTGGTAAGAGCGGAAGAAATTGCAGTCAAGAAAGCAGAAACAGAGCAAAGGGGAGTAACACTCAATGAAGAACCTATTTTGAATGATGAGTATGTGTACTCTGAAACAGTTGCTCCGAACACTAATGATGATGATGATGATGGTTGTTAAGAAAAAATATTATATAATATTAATATATAATATTAATTAGTAACTCCTTTTTGGGGGTTACTGTGTTTTAGTGTTCCAAAAAAGGGTTCTGTGCTATTATAGTATCAGAACCCTTAAAACATAAAAATCTATTTTTTTTGTTATATAGTTATCCAATAGGTATATATAATTTCTCAAACATACATTACCTTGACCAAAAAAGACCTAATTAGTAATAAAAAGTATACAGAACATACTAGTTATTTCATTAATAACAGTCTAGTTACCCCTACTTTTTCAAATATTAGTTTTCAAATGCTCTCTCACACAAAACCTAACTATTTCTACAAAGAGAGATGCATAGTATGAAACAAGAAGACAAAACACTACTACACGAAATCGGAGTAACACGAAACCTATCCCCTAGCAGTCTCAAAGTCTACGAGAATGCAATGCAAAACTATACTAGTTACTGTGGAAGATCTTTCACAGAATTATTAGGTGAAGCTGAAGATGAAGAAGAACAGGGGGTAAGGTGGAAGCATCGCAAAGTCCGAACTTATCTAATCGGCTTCAGAGCCTATTTGATGGAGAAGTATGAGTACAAGGAGACTATCAGAAGATATTTCACGATAGTGCAGACAATATACAGACATTTTGAGATTGAGCTTCAACCATTGCCACGAATCAGCACAAATACAAAGAAAACAACACAAATAATGTTTGATGACCTGCCTAGCAAGGATTTGATTCGTAAGGCATTGCAGATGTCAAATCAGAAACTGTCTGCAATAACCTTGTTAATCTGCAGTAGTGGGATGGGTCGGACTGAAGTCGCAAACTTGACAATGCAGGACTTCATAGATGCAACAAGGGAATATCATAACAAAACAGATATCCCCGATGTCTTAACCACCCTATCTGCGAAGGATTATATCATCCCCACTTGGCATTTAAGGAGACAGAAAACAAACAAACATTACCTTACTTTTTCAAGCAATGAGTCTACGAAGCAGATAATCAGTTATTTGCAATCTTCAAATCGGAATCTCAAGAATGATAGTAGTTTGTTTGATATTCAAACACAATCAATCAGTCTAGCCTTTCAACGCCTAAACGATGCACTAGGGGTAGGTAGAAAAGGAACACACAGACTCTTCAGACCACATATGCTACGAAAATACCATTCAAGCACATTAATGCAAGGGGAGAACAGTCTCACAGAGTCTGAAATCGATTTCCTGCAAGGAAGGACAAATACGAAATTGCACGAATCATATTTCTTATATGATCACGAGAAGTTGAAACAGAAATATTGTTTGAAGGTTGCTGATTTGTGCGTGACAAATGATGTGAGTGTTAAAGAGTATAGTGCTTTGAAACTTGAGTATGATAATTTGCTTGAAAACATTGATTCGTATGTTGAATCTGCTTTTGAAGAAGCTATGAGCAAGTTTTATGAGCAATTCGAGTAACCAATACTTTTATATAGGTGTATTACTATATAGTAATACAAGAAACATTTTTGGAGAAATCAAATATGAACACTAAAACAGACATCGAAAAAGCATATGACAAGGTTGGAGTTGCAATCAAGGAACTTGTAGAAGTCCTTGTAGACTCTGATGACAAACTCGAAAACATCTTGAAGGAACTTGTTGATGACCCTGCTTGCGAATGTGGAAATGCTGTCGGAATCTTCGCAGAAGCAAGATACAAGAATGCAGTACTCGACAAGGCAAGAGCAGAAGGATACAAACTTGAACTAGATGACTGGCAAGACCTGATCAGTTACTCCAAGGGGGACTGCTGATGATTGTGACTAATGAATCAGAATTCCGAGAAGCAATACAAGAAATGATTGCAAAAAGGAATGGTTATCGCAGGAACAGAGCAAGGAAATACTATATCAAGACACTTGAAACTGATGAGCTTATCGTTGTAGGCGGTTATTTCCGAATCCATATCCAATTAGGTGAAGAGAGACCATTCAAAGAAGCGTGGTGCTACAACATCATATGGAACAAGCAGAACAACACCCTGCTTCTGAATGATGACAATACTATCTTCAAGGAGTTTGAGAAAACAGACTTCAGCAGTATTGATGCGAGTGCGATTGGTGAGTGGGGGGAATCTGTGCAAGCAGTCTATTCCCTTGATAGCGTTCGTGAAATGTGTTTTGTACATTTTTAATTTTTTCTTTTTTTTCTCTTTTTTATTTTTTTTTCGTGATCATCTGACTGTTTTTTCACCTTTTTAGCGATACCTTTATATACTGGTATTACTAATATATATTACTATGAAAGGATTACTTTTGTAATCCTAACTTGGAGGAACACTAATATGAATTACATTAGAAACGAAAACCTAACTGTGCAACAGACTGTCGAAATCGTTGGAAACATCCCAACAAAGCACATTTCCGAATTCCATTTCGAGTACCTTGACAAGGGTGGCTTCAGAGTGGACTTCATCGCAGAAACCCTTGATGGAGCAAAATGGTATGACTTCGTATATGCGGACAACAATCTTGCAAAGGAAATCCGATATGCTGTGCTTGACACCCTGCAAGAACAAGGAGTGACAATACACTCCTAAAACCCCTATTTTTTTTGGTGATGGTGATTAATTATGGATGCCTTTGACAGAGCTTTTATGAGATGTAGCAAAGAAGAACAAGAGCAGATCTTGAGTATGAGTGCGGAAGAATTCGCACGAGACTTGTTACGAACTTTCAAAAAGGGGGATGAGTAAGATGAGTGAACTATTAACACAAACTGAAATCGAAGGATTAATGACACAGTATGGAGTTGACCGAGAAACCATTGTTGAACTGTTCTTGAAGCAGTACAACTATCTCCCATCCGAAGAACTTGTAGGGAACATCCCTTTCAAACTTGCAACTGATTACACAAAAACTAGGAGCAATTCTATTAAGGAGTACATATGGACTGTTCTCACAAATGTGCCAAGTGTACAACAAATTATCGAGCAAATGCAACCAGTTAGTGAACGAGAATGGACTTTCGAGTTTTACACAAGGAGCAAAAATGCAGTACTGTTTGATGTGCAGAGTAGGGATTGTTTCTATGTCCATTCTGAATTCATTGGGCAATATGGAAAACAATACTGGGTATGTGTCAATAATATCAATTCTCACTTGAATGCTCTTCCTTCAAGAAAGGCACTTATGAATCTTGAAGTGGGGAAATTTTACAGGTGCATCAAGCACGAATGCCACAAGGGGAAAGGGTACACTTACCACGAGTATGAATTTGAAGAGATTGCTGAAGATGAATTTTTAGCAAGCATCAGCAACCTAAAAGAATGGAGACGCAATTACTGGGGATAAAACTATAATCCCCCCTAAATTTTTATCAAAAACATTAATGGAGAGAATAATTATGAAAACAACTACAATCGAAAATGCAACAAAAACACAAGTAAACAACAAATTAGCGGAATTACAAAACCACAAAGGACACATCTCAACCGAGATCATCGTGACTGAAGACAAAATCCAACTGGACTATGTAGTCAAGGTGCATACTCGTGATGAACACGATTGTTACCTTATTGAAGAAGTTGACCGCACAAGCTTTGTGTGGGATGCTGATGATTACACAATCGACAAGTGCAAGAAGCCTATGTGCAGTAGTGTCTACAGATTCGGTGTGGAGATGATTCAAAACTGCCTTGGGAATGTAAGTATGAAATCCTTATACGATGCTATGCATATCTTCAGCAATGCATCATTCCCACATAATCATCGTGACAAGCACCTTTCTTGTCTTGATTGGATACTTGATGATGATGCGAGCGATTGTTTGTGGGCTTCAGTCACCTATGGGACTAGACCTGCGACCGAATGCACATATGCGATTGGGGACTTGACTGGTAGAAAAAGAGACAATTATGAAATCTATCACTTTTTGCTCATTGAGAAGAAATCTGAATTGAAAAAATGGGTCTTGGAGAATCACGATTTCACAGATGATGAGAAGAGACTCTTACATTATTTCCGAGAGGGGGGTGCTGAATGAACTGGGAACTTGAACGATTACTGTGGGAGTTGTCACAATGTGGGGATGACTTCGAGAAATATGATGTTGAACAAGATTTGAAAGATTTGGAAGTAACTGGGGGAGAAGCACTTTGATGCTTTCCCCCTATTTTTTTTCAATCAAATTTCGCACTATTTTAAATGAAGATGTGTTCGTGGAAACAATAAGCACAAGTGGGAAGTCTTACGATTTATCATCAAAGGTTTGCTTATTTGAATCGAGCATAATTTTTTGAGCATTAAATAGGAAGTAATATATAGTTGCTATGATAATAAGTAATAATTAAGAATAATACAAAGGTGTAATACTATGTTTTTCAAGAACCAATATGATTACAAAATAATTGACAAGAATGTAACAGAAGAAGAAATCAAAGAAGTATTGAAAGAGAACAACATACACTTAAGCATAGAAGACCCAAGCGGAAAATGGGCAGGCTTCAGCCACTACTATGGATTACAGAATGGCTTCAATACTGTAAAAAGCGGAAGCTTCGCACATATGGTCAGCCTGTTCTTGACTGGATTGGGAGCATCCTGTGGAACTGAAATGTACTACAAGGAAGAAGAAATCGAGTACACTCTCCTGCAAGCGGTACAGAACATCACACACTTGCAAGACTTGACAGAAGAAGAAAAAGCGAAGATGGTTTTCAACTTTATCTTCAATTTCTATAAACTCGATGCAGACAACTATGAAAGAGTCTACACCACATTCACAATGAAATTAACCTATAGTGAATATGAAAAATTCATTAATGTCACAGGCGAAACCAAAGCTGACAAATTCAGAACATTACTCGCAAATTATGAGTGAGCTTTTCGTGATCATCTGACACAAAAAAATTTTTTTTTATTGGGGGGTATTACTTTTCAGATGCTCTCTCACTTCATTTATATTCCCTTCTGACCAATATTGTATTGGTTACTCCTTTTCAAGATTCAACTTTTTTGCTTCAAAAAAAAGTATTGTTTGGCTATTTTTTATCAAAGTTTTTGGAGCGGTTAAAAATAGATATTTATATGTGGAATTACAAAAATAGGTTTGTCGATAATTAGATTTCACAGAAGATCTTGAGCATCAATGGGGTATGCTCTCTCGACCAAAAAAGAACCTTGCCCCTTGATGCTAGTCTTCTTGTGATGCACTACAGGGAAAAATAGTAAGACACTTGAGATGTGATACAATTTTCAGAGTAGCACTATTGGATATTATGTTTATGATTGTATTTATACTTTTTCAGATTGGAGAGGCTTGTTTTATCCAATTCTGACTGTGTTAGCGAAGGCTTTTGCACAATAATATTTTGTTCGTAAACATACCAATAATCTGTTTCTTGAAAAAAAAATTAAATTCACTCCGCAGGATACAATCTGATACAGACTTCATCAGCACCGAAGTCAACTTCTTGTATCATTTCTTGTCCCTGCTCCAAGGACAACCCCTGCACGAAAGCATTATGAATAGTGATGATTAAACTGTTCCCATTCTTTCGTATTCGTGTTCTGTATCGTACTATTTTTTCTGTCATTAATTATCAATCCCTTTGTAAATTATTCGTATGTATATGTATTGTATTCCTATATTATATAGTTTAGTAACTTATTACTTACTACAATACAATTAGAATACAACTAAAATAGATACATTTATATACTTTCAAAAATAAAACAATAATCAGTAATACTGTGCAGGTATTACACTCGACCAAAAAAACCGAATCAATCATTTTTAAAAATTGTATACCAAAAAAAAATTGAAACAATGCAAAACGAATACCTGCACCTATTACATTAACTGACACTTGAGATGAAACAATGAAAAACAAAACTCAACACGAAACCGATGTTGAGAAAGCTTTAAAATTCGCCGAATATGTAGAAACTGGCGAATTCAAAAAAGCCTTTCTGACTGCTTTTATACGAACAATACACGAGAAAGGGCTGAAGCAAAATGGCAACTAACAAACTCGAATTCAAAGACTTCAGCACATTCAAAGTAATCGAACACGAAATCACTTACTCTGAAGCATTACAGAAATTTGTCTGCAAAGAACAAAACTCAAACAGAGTAATCTGCACAGACAAATCGGACACAGGTTGCTTCTTGAAAGCACTCAAAACTTTCAAGGATCTGGACACAGAGAAAGTACATCATTTCGTACGCTTCCCAAGGGGGGATGTACAATGAGAGACATTGATGATTACAACAGACTCTTTGTAGAACCACAGTACGCTGATGTTGATGATGACATTCCTTGTGATGATGATTATTACTACGAGATGATGGAAGCTGAAGCAGAAGCACATCTTGATGATTACTATGAAGACAAGATGGATGAGATGAGACTCCAAAAACTCATTGCCGAACACGAAGCTGAAGAGAATGGGGGATTCAGATGAGTTGCATCTACGATGGATATTGTGTCTGCTTTGACTCTGAAGAAAGAGAAAAGTATGGGGATGAACTCTGTACCGATTGCGAGTACAATTACGAGAAGGATGTGTTCTAGATGAATCCTGTTATTTATAACCTGCTTGTTTTTCTATGTCTTTTTCTGAAAGGCGAGAGAAGACTTGACAGCCAATACAACCAGTACAAGCAAATCACAATCCTGTTGTGCTTTATAGTCTTGTGCATATTAGTGCTTATCATATTAGGTGTGCTGTGCTTCATTATCCAACCGCCTTCTTACTATAGTACTGAACTGGCGATGATATAATATGCAGACACGATTATCTGATTATGATTACGAAAATATGACTTTATACGAACTTGCACAGAGCATCTTGAAAACACTCAAACACGAAGATGAGCAAGATTTCAAGAGAAGAAGATTTTATATAACCAAAATCGTTCGTGATCAAACACGAAGATGATATTTTTTTTGGAGTGAATAACGATGGCTATGCAAAGCAGAGCAACACAAGAAAAGATTGGAAAATTCCAATTCAAAAAAAGGAGTAAAAACAACAGAAGGAAAGTACTGATTTATGGCAATGATGGAAGTGGGAAAAGCACTTATGCAGAGACTTACTGCAGGGAACATAATCTTAATCCAGTAGTCCTTGATTTGGAAGATACTAACTATACCGACCTTCCAATCGCAAATGAGTTTGATTTGACAACAGATATCAAAGCGTATCGTTGTATGAATCAAGTACTCTCACAGATAACTGAATCTGAATTTGACACTATCATCATTGATGGTGTAGATAGTTTAATTGAAGCATTCATAAGCAATGCAAATGGTCTGAAATGCTATGCAGACAGAAGCAAAACATTCATCAAATTCACAAGGGATTGCTTGAAGACTGGCAAGAACCTTATTTTTGTGGGTCAGAGTCCAGTCGACCTTGATTACTACAAAGGCTCTGATGCGAAACCGAACAGTTGCATCATAAAGCTGAACGCAATGGTGAACGAGAAGTACAGGCTTGGTGACAAATTCCAAGTTGAGACTGTGAAATATCGTGTTAAGGAGTAATTATTACTCCTTTCAAATTTTTATTAGGTGATTAATGATGGCACAAGAAAAAATCGTAACAGAAGGAGTGAAGGATACACAACCAAACATCCTGCTCCAAGTGAATGAATTCCTTGAAAAGTTACTAGCATTGGAAAAGGAATATCACAAGCAAAAAGATGAACTTGATATAGCAGAAGCAAAGATACTAACAGGAACAAATTGGAAGGAAGTGAATGCTGAAAGAGAAGCACAATTATTACCAAAGATAACTAATGAAAGTGGCAGAAAAGCATATGTCACTCTCAAATTAAGCACACAGATTGAAGAACTACACAGAGTTAGTGAAGCATATTCACAGATGAAAAGACAATACGAAATACTATTCAGAAAATAAGGAGTATGAGATTATGGCAATGAACAAAAACAATAATGTAGAAACAGTAGCACCGCTCTTCGGAGTAGAAGTAGAAACAGTACAAGAAACAGAATACTTTGATGTGACTGATTACGAGAAATTCACAATCAACGATGCTGAAGTAGGCACTACCTTCAAGGGCAAACCAAATGTCTTCAGATTCGAGCCAAAGGAAGGAAGAAAAAGCACAAGCGTAAGAATCAGACTCATTGATGATGAAGAAAAAGAACTGCTTGATGCATATATGAATGTTCCACTTGATTTCCCTATGATTAAGAACATAAGGCAAGGTTTTGACTTCTATCGCAGTACTTTTGACTGCATCACTTCCATACTGGAGAAAATCAATCCCAATATCGTAAAAGATGCAAGGGGCAACAGAATCAACCGCATAAACAAGATAAACCTTGAAGAAGTAATCGAGTACATTAACAGCAAGGAAACAATCACAATTGAAGTCCTTGAAGGAGCAGAAGACAGCGAGTATAATTCATTCAGAATAATTGATTGGGAGTAGATTCATTTCTACCCCTTTTTTTTTAAAGGAGAACTGAACAATGTCTGTTGAAATAGAAGATATCACTCTATCTGAAGAGTACTCTATGAGAATACAGACTGCACGAAAAGAAACACAAGCAACTTACATATTCTTGCGAAATGGGTCACCAGTTAGCGAACTGACAGGAGTCCCCCCTTTGCAACTAGCCCCACAATCAGCTATTGCAAGGGAAATCAAGAAAAAAATAGACCCCCAAGGAGTCTACAATAAAAACAAAGTCAATAGTCAGTACGAGTTTGTGAAACAAATCGCAGACACACAACTCGCAATGCTACGAGAAATCGAAGCAGAACAACAACAAATACAAGATGAAGAAGCAGAAGCAAAAAGATTACAAGATCTCGCCGAAGCGGAAAAAATCTTGAAGGCGTTGGATCATCCATTGATTTACATTGGTTCTCTTGTTGACTGGGAAACTGCGAGTGAGAGAAAAAACATATTGATTTCTTTCTTGTGTTATTGCTCACAGGTTCTGCTCCACGAACCCATCTCTGTGATTGGATTGGGCGAAGGTGGAACAGGAAAAACACATATACAAAATGTTGCACTCTCAATGATTGATGATTCTCATATCTTGAATGAGAAAAGCATAACAGAATCCGCTATGTTCAACCAAGCAAAGGGAGACCACAAATTCTATGATGGCAAAATCGTGAACTATGGAGACTTGGGCGGTAATAACGAGCAGGAATTCATAGCTGAAGCTAAAAATCGACTTAAAGAATTGCAAAGTGATGGATTCCTGCGAAAGCCGACCAACATTCCTGCTGAAGATGGTGGTTGGGAAGTTGTGGATATGATATTAGAAGGCAGACCTGCACTCACATACACAACTGTTCCGAACTACAAGTTTGATGACCAAGAAATCAGCAGGAGTATTTTCGTAACTCCGAAGATGACAAACAAGGACTCCTACACAATGCGAACAGTTGTCTGTGAGATGAAGGGTGCAACTTGGCGTAAATGTCAAGAATACCATCAAAAATTTGAACTAATCAAAATGATGGTAGAGCATCTCATCGACTGCTTGGAAGATGTTGAGATAATCAACATCTACACAAGTGAGATAATGAAATTCCTAGAACACTCAAAATACTATAAGCGAGATTATGACAAGTACAATAATATTATGAAAGTTATCTGTGCTTTGAACTTCTACAACCACGAAGTCCTAGAAGTAGAAGGACAGAAAGTCATCTTCACAACCAAGGATGATTTGCAAATCTTCACCACACTCTTCAAGGATTACCGAGATGCAAGCAACTGGAATGTAAGCCCCAAAGCGGTGGAAGTCTTGCACGAGATTGAAGACCTTGAACCGCAGATGATAGAAATCTTCAGATTACAAGATGATGATGAAGAAGAAGGAGATGGGGAAGTTTTCGGCTACAATCGTGAAAAAATCGAAGCGAAAGGCTTCACAGTTAAGGACTATCATAGTCTTTCAAAGTTGAATCTTTCACAGCGAAGTTTGTACAATTACCTTCGAGAGCTTGAAGAAGCCAAACTCTTGAAAGTAGTCAATAGGGATAAAAGGGGAAACCAATACCTATTATCCCCACATTATCAAAAAACTTCAGAGCCTAGTATGGAATTATCAGATGAGATGAAAGAACTTATCGAATTCGAGCTGGGGGACACAATGAGAACAATAATGGAAAATGATATCCCTACTGCTGGTCTTGATATAATGTGGCAAGACCCTAGGGTGGATATTCCGATTTGGAATGTTGTGGAGTTGGCGGATGATCACGATGTTTCGCAGGATGAAAATTGAGTTTTGCAATGTAAAAAATATGCGACATTGCAAAATACGAACCAAGCAGACCCTATTAAAAATCATTTTTGATGATGCTCCTTCCTTGAAAAGTTGGAAAATTGAGTTTTGCAATTTTGCAACAGGGTAAGGAGGGGGTGTGTTAGTTGACTAACAATTTCAGAACTTGCAAAATCATTGCAAAATAGAAAAACACAGAAAAAAGTCAAAGGAAAAGTGGGTTAAAACCAAAACTGACTATGGAATGAGTTTTGCAATAGGGTTTTGCAAAATAGGATTATTGGTGAAAAAGTATGAGCAGTCTAGAAGAAATGTTAAGGAAAGTGAAAAAACAAAGATGGGAAAACCATCAACAAATAGTTGAAGAGAGAAACACTTGCAACTATAATGAAGGAAGTGGTTGCAGTTTCTGTAGAAACAAGAACAAATGCATACTCGATGAAGTATTATGGTCGGATGTATGGGAACTTGAATACTTGCGAAGAAGGAAAGGTGAACTCAATGAAATCATAAGGATTTCCGAGTATGAAAAAGAAGCTATAACTGGCGGAACACAGGATGACAAACAACTACGAAAATGGCTCTACAACAACTATGGAGTCTGTGATAGTTGGTTGGATATCGTGCCAAAGGTAAAGCAGGAATTATCCGAACTTTCTCTAGCTGAAGAGAAACTGGTTCGGAAAATCAATCGTGGAAAAAACAATATGAAAAAATGGAGAGTAACAAATTAGGCTTTATTTACCCAAATAATACTTATAATGTATTATTTAAGGAAAAGGAGGCTTCTCCTTTATTTTGCAAGGGTTAGTGAACTAGATTTAAGTCACATAATCGTGAAAAACTAGAACCCTTCTACTACTCCTATTGCAATATTGCAAAACAGAACAGGTGGAATACTATGACAACAGTAACTATAGTGGGGATGGATAAATTTTTAGATCTATTAGAGAAACAGAACAATCTCCTTACAGAGATTGACAAGACCTTGACTTGCATTGATGCTGAACTCAATGACTTGATGGGAGATGGGTATACCATTGAAAGCATCTGTGCAAACCTACATAATAGTGGGGATGATGATGAAGCTAGAGATTGACTATCGTGAAAGGGGTGAGAATGCAAGGAAGTCATCTCGCAGAGAAAGAGCGGAACTCTACTACACAAACAAAGGAATTGAAGTGGAATCAAAAAGCTTGGAACTGGGAGACTTCGTATTCGATGACAAAGTCTGTTATGAATATAAGACTATTGATGATTTTATGCAAAGTTTCAACAAGAATCATATATTTAATCAAGTGACAAATCAATCTGCTTACTACCCCTTCAGTTTCTTGATAATTGAAGGCAGTATAAGTATATATTGACTCAAAAAGACACTACTTGAAAAAACATTATGAAACACAAAAAGAATACAGCATCAGATTGACTAACAAATACAAGGGTGGTCTCCGAAGGTGCAGAAGCATCTGCAATGTCATAACAGTCAATACAGAGCATCAAGCATTCCAAGAAATGTTCCTGCAGACACAAAAATGCTTGAACTTGAAGAGTTATGGTGCTATGAAAAGAGACAACCTTGCAACAGAATCAGTAGTAGATGTAGTCTTGTGTAGTGTCAAAAACATTAGCACGAAAAAAGCAGATGTGATAAAGGAAACACTAGACATAACAAATCTAATTGATTTAATAGGTTGTTCTGTTCAAGATTTCACAAGTGTGAAAGGAATTAGCAAAAAAACAGCAACAAATCTACACAACTTCATACACGAAGGAGAACTTGGAGAAATATAATGCCAATCCACTACATTGGAATAGTGTGCTTATTACTCCTACTTGGAGTAGTGATGTGCCTAAATGGAAGATGAACTCTCGTGATCAAACAAGGTTGATTATTACAATCTTGAATACTCGAAGTTGCAACAGTCATAATACAAGTAACTTATTAGAATATATTGGAGAAAGGATGATGATGGATAAAATACACGATACTGAAAAAAAAGACACAACTGAAGATCTGGACTTCTTGCAATTAGCACTTGATAATTTGAAATTAGGCTACAGGCAATTACTAATTGACCTGCCACTTGATGATAGTGATGAGATGCTGAACAAGATGTTCCAATCACGAACCGAAGACATACAATACATTTTGAACAAGTACAAAAACATAATCGATGATGATGAGTGAAAACACACAAAACTAGGAGAATAGTAATGCAAACAATAATGTGCAATTACTGTGGAAAAAAGACACGAGTCAGCGAATTACGAATATTCCTACACTACATACTTGGCAAGGAGTATTATGTGCAATGCCCATACTGTTTGAGCATTAGCAGTTATATAATTCGCTTATGGCTCGTACACGATACAATGAACACGAAAGAGAAAGAAATACACAAACTCAAAAGAAGGTGAACTGATGGTGCAAAGGAATATAATTGATGTTATAATAATGGACATTACTGGCGAAACATATGACATCTCCAATATAATAAGGAAAGGCAATGATGAGTTAACTCTCGTGATTAAGAAACGAGATGATGACTACATTTCACAGGAAGAAGCTGAAGAATTGTATGATGAAGTGAACAAAATATGTTGATGGAGTTTTGAATATGACTGATGACCAACTCTTCGGTGAGAAAGACATTGAAAAAGAAAATGAAATCTTGCGAGATGAAAACAGGCGATTAAGATTAATAGTAAGTGCTTATGAAGATTTAACACAAAAATATTTTGTGGATTTGCGGAAAGTGAAAACAAAGGTAATGCGTGATGAGTGATATGGTCTGTGAAAATGGTATGGGATTCAATAGCAAACAATACAGGAACTACAAACCCTACCAAGCCCCTGCAAAGGGGTACAATTGGAAAGATTATGTTACATTATCCGCAGATGGACAAAGCATAACCAATTGCCATACCTGTGATATACGAATGACAGGTTGCCAATCCCCTTTGCATCCACGATATTACTGCAAGAAAAATAAAAAAGAAAAACAATTGACATTAGGGGATTATATATGAATGAAAAAGAGTATTGCCTATTGGGTGAAGGATTTTGTAAATGGTGTAGGTATTGTATAATCAAGTATAAGGAGGATTAATGAATGACTGATGATAGATTATTCGGTGAGAAGGATATTGAAATGGAGAATGAAGTATTGAGAGATGAGAATAATAGATTACGCGGAAAGGTAAAGCGGCTGAATGCTTTCATTGTTGAGCAGGGATTAGCAACCACCTATGTGAAATGGAATAAGGGAAGTGATGTTTGATGAGTAAAAGATTTGTTATGGGAGGAGATACACATATTATTGATACAAAAACCAATGAAGAGTATTATGCTCCTTGCGAAACTGAATTACTTGATTTATTAAATTCATTACATGAAGAGAATGAAATAAAAAATGAGGAGTTAATGCAAAGGAAACTCACTAATGTGCTACTTGCAAAAATTTATGTGGCTCAATTAAGTCTTAATCCACATATTAGCAATCCTTATGTAGAAGATAGTTTAAAAAAGGAGATGCAAAGTCTTGATAAAAAAATAAGAGAGTTGTGCGGAGATGTTTTCAATGAATGAGAAACGATTTAAAGTGGTTCAAGACCCAAGAGTACAGACAGAATATTTCATTTATGATAATGAAAATAAGATTTCAAGAAACATAACAGATTATCCATTCCTTAACCAAGATGTTTGTAGCAGAATTGTAAGGTTATTGAATGAACTGTCGACATCTTGTAGACAGTTAGAAGGGGAAGTGAAATTTTTGAATGCTTTCCTTGTACATAAGGGCTTTGCAGAAGAATATACCCGATGGAAATTGGAGGTTGATGTTTGATGAATGATAAACGATTTATTGTTGAAACAGTTGAAATAACTGATTGTGAGACAGATAAGAGCAGAATTGCAAAAGTAATAACTGATACACACGAATTATGCAGTTATGAGGATTTGTATGAATTATGTGATGACTTGAACAAGTTAGCAGAAGAGAACGAGCAATTGCAAAAGTATAATGAACAATTAAAAGAAAGACTGGAAAAGATTAATGGTGGCTATGGACATTTGACCCATCGTAAGGGATTGACTGCAAACGAATGGCTAATTGAGAGTCAAGAAAGAGAACTGAAAAAGAAAAATGAACAAATATCTGATTGGATAGAGCGACATAGTAAGGATATTGTAAAAATTGGTGAACAAAAAGCCACCATTTCTGCTCTGAAAGAAGAGAATATTGAGTTAAAAAAGTTAAGGAAATATTGTGCAGAATGGATGGGTGTCAAGGAAGAGAATCTCTATGATGTGGTAAGATGAGTGAGAAACGATTTGAATGGATTGATAAGGACACGATTTCAGACAATCAAACAGATGAATGGTATTGTTTCCTATTTGATGATATTAGAGATGACTTTGTTGATTTATTGAATGAGTTAAACGATGAAAACAAGACTCTCAAAGCACAATTATACTGTGAGGGCAGCGTATGCAATATCTGCAAACACCAACAACTAATCCCATATAAAGGTATGCAGGGATATTATACTGCAAAATGTGAAAAAGGACATAAAGAATGTTCAAAAGAGGATTTAAAACATTGCAAAGATTTTAAATTAGAGGGGTTATCAGAATGACTGAAAAACGATTTATACTTTGTAATAAAACAACTGATAGCAATGTTTGGGATACTTTGGACAAACAATACTATAGTTTGGAATATGTGGTTTCTTTGTTGAATTATTTAAACGATGAAAACAAGGAACTCAAAATAGAGAATAGGCAATTAAAAAGACAGAATAAAGCATTGAAAGACAGTTCTCTTATTGATGCATATAATCAATACATTAAAAACTGCACAATACAATCAAATAGGGAGTGTAAAGATGAATAAAAAAGAATTAATAAAAAATCTGGAATGTTTCGAGGATGAAGCAGAAATAAGACTCACAATTGAATGTGATGATGGAACCACAGTATTCGGAAAACTCGATGCTATTGGGCATACTTTGAAAATATTTGATGGTGAAAAAGAATGCCATGAACCTGGAATTGATTTAATCAGCACCTATGAAAAGGAGGATTAAAAATAATGACTGAAGATAAAAAGGGAGGAAACGGTTAGGATGGAAATAACCACCAAAGTATTATGCAAGAACTGCCGTCATAACAGAGTATTCACAGATGAGAACGGCAACCTGATGATAGGAGAATGCGAACTTGACCTCCCCCACTACAAACCTGTCGGCCTTGTTCGCTGCAGCAGCTACTACGAAAGGAGGAGAAAATGGTAATCGATTTCGACAGCAGATACTGCACCTTAATAATGAACAAACTAAAGACACAAATATTCTTCCTGAGAAAACCTG